TGAAGTTAATCCATTTCCGTGGTCAATCTCGACCATATTACCGTAACCGCCGTTCCAGCCAGCAAAGATTACTGTTCCGGCCCCAGCAGCCCCGATTGGTGTTCCCGCCGCTGCGCCGATATCAATACCTTCATGATAAGAACTTGACATTTGTCCGCTGTCGGTCATGAATGAATCTCGATTGCCGAAACCTGACGTGACAGCGCCCGCTAAAGGCGTAATCAAATCGCCCAGCGACGCACCGCCGATTCCAATGGATTTAAAGAACTCAGCCGCACCGCCACCGATATACTCAATTCCGGCTTTTAGGTTAAAGTTTCCAGATTCAAAGGCGGCTTTCATATCGGCTACAATGCTTTCGCAGAAGGCAACCAGATCGCTGTCAGCGAGTGAGTTAAAGAGTCCGGCCATTGTATCATCGCCTATATCATACATTTCTGTAGAGGGGGAGTGGATGCCCAGTTTGTTTTTGAATGTGTCCAGCATCAAACCTGTCAGGCTGATGATCGTTGATTCAACACCTCCTGAGTTACCTATTCCGGCCTCAAGTCCGGCCATCATGTAATCTGCGATTGACCGCGAATCTTTTGGCAGCGGAGCGAATATTTTATTAATCCCCGCAGTTACGCCAGCGGCGCTTTTTTCAGTGGCCCCAGCATTGTCAGCTATAGATCGCCCCATTCCCAAAGTTGAGTTTTGACCGATCGTGTACATATTGTTTTCAAGCGGGCGAATTGTCTCCGTCGTGGCATTGGCTATTCCTTGGGAATTGCTCGTCACGATCCCCTGATTGATCAGCAGCCCACCGGCAAAGGAACTGGTAGTGTTGGCCCCGATTTGGTTTGCAGTTGTGGGTAACGCCGTCATGGGCGTCATTGCTGTTTCTGTCGATTGTTGAACAGCTGCTTGCATTGTTGGGAGCGCGCTTTGTACTCCTTGGGCATACATGGTTGTCGACTTCTCGCCAGAATCAAGCATGACTTTTTGCATTTGGTAAGAGTCATCCTGGATCGTTGTTAACCATCCGTTTGCACCGTCCCAGTCGCCCGCCCAGATTGCGGAAAATAAATTGTGCAAATCAACAATCTGGGCCGCCACATACCCCATCACTTCGGCACCTTTTGCGGTACGGTCAATCCAATCGGCAAAAACATCAGCAGTGCCACTTTCCCAATCGAGTGTTTTTAATGTGTCGTTTCCTTGGGTAATTCTTTGGACAAAGTTGTCCCACGAATTTGTGGCATTGCCAAGGGCTTGCTGTATTTCAGGCCCTCGTTTTTTAAACTGTTCTGCGATTTGTTCCATCGATTCCGTAGCTTCTTCTTTTAGCTCGGTCACTACGACGTTTATATCGGCTCCTAAATTTAATGTCGTCGGCTGGCTAAGCAACGTTGATAATCCGGTACTCATTGTAGAAATACCCGTGGCTACTGACCCAATGCCCCCAGCCAGCCCATCAAGAAAGCCGTCCAGCTCATCACTATTGGCAAGCTGGCCCATCTGGGTAAACACGCCTTGAAAGGCCCGATTTGATTTATTTTGAAAGATTGTCCAGGATTGACCAAACGTCATCCCCATAGCTTCAAACTTTGCATCGGTAGCGTTAGCCGCCTTGAACATGGAGTTTTTAATAATATCCGCGGTGATCTCACCTTCAGACGCCATGTTTCGGATCTCCCCGATCGGCACGCCTAAATAATCCGCAATAGTCTGGATCAAGGTAGGGGAGTTTTCAAAGATGCTGTTAAGCTCATCGCCCCGAAGCACCCCGGATGCCATGGCCTGCGTTAATTGCAGCATGGCGTTACTCGTTTCCCCGGCACTGGCCCCGGAAATAACAAACTGTTTGCTGACCTGTTCGGCAAAATCTACAATTTCACTATTTCCTGAAAAGGCATCCCCCGCCATCAGTCCCAGTTTGGAAACCATGTCTGACATCGACTGGTAACTGGCGTGAGAATCGTTGGCCGCATTGAAAATATCTGTCTGCAATTCAGCGGTGGTCTGAAGCCCGTCGTTCATCAGCCCTAACCGGGCCGTTGTCTGTGAATAGGTATCCGACATATCCATAACGCCCTGAATAGCTTGTAACGACATATACCCAGCAGCCAGGGCCCCGACTTTAGTGATCAGCCCGCCCATGGAGCTGGTGGAGGCTTTCGCGGTGCTGTTAAACTCCTTTTGGCTTTTTTCAGCATCTTCCACAGACTTTTCAAACTGCTTGAAGGCCGCTCCTGCTTTTGCCATTTCTGACCGTGCCATGGACATGCTTTTCGTGTCGATGGCCCCGGCACTGGCGGTTTCCATCCGTTCAAATCCTGCAATCATGCCATTCATGCCAGCCATCATTGATTTAATGGCCGGGGTCATTTGATCGGATAGCCTAATGCTGCTTGATATTGAACTCACCGTTTTTTCCCTCCTTTCTTTTTGCGTTCTTTTTCAGCTTTCTTCCGGGCTTTAACTTCCAGATCAACCGCCGCCATGATTAAGGTTTTTTCCCACGCATCCATTGCCATGAAATCGGCAGGGAGGATGTGGTATTCTCTTAATACGAATATGGCGTAATTTGCATCTGGGTCGCCACCCTCAATTAGTTTTTTGCTTCGTCGACCTTTTCCTTCGTGATGGCGGTAAAGCCGTTTACTTCTTGGATCTTGGCGAATAGATTCTTATACTCTTTAATGTTCAGCATTGCGTTTAACAACGCCCCTGGCTCCATAACATTGTAAAAATTCTGCAACTCTGCATCATTTAAGTTTGGGAAAATAACCGACTCAACCATCAGATTTTTTCGATACTCGCCCTCCTTAAATTTCGTGATAGGGTTTCCTTTTGCGTCGATATCAGGGAATACTGCCTCGCTCAACAATTGGTCGTTTCTCTCAGGGGTCACCGGTCTAAGCACCCATTCCATCGGTTCGCCGTTTTCGCCCTTAAAATCGACCGATGCGGGGTATTTAGTCGGTTCCTTGATCGCTCTGTTTTTCACCATAAAGGCTTTTAAGTTATCTGCCATGTCTATTACTTCCTTTCAAATTAAAAAGAGACGCTTAATGCGTCTCTTACAGCATCCCCGCAAGAATTGTAAATTCTTCGGGCATTGTTACTTTTTCGAATGTAAAATCTAATGATTCAGTCAAATAGGTCGCATCAGCATCAAACTGCGTAATAATTGATGAATCAAGGTTGCAATCCTGTAAGATGACGGTCTGACGGCCTGCTGCCGATGTTGGGTCTTCATTTGTTACCTGTGCGTCAAAATAAAAATCCTCGCCGGTATTCATGTAGTGAATCATCAGTTTTCGCATAATAGAAGTATTATAGTGTACTTCCATCGATCCGGACCCCTTACCGCCAACGGCCTTATTACCCTTAGAGATCCGACCCAAAATAGGAACTTCTTCTTTCGACTTTTCAAACGATGCCTCAAGGCTAATCGCGTTCATAAAATTGTACCGGTCCGCGCCAATCGTCACAAAACATTTAGCGGTCGCACCAGAAATCGAATCCTGGGCGCGCATCAATGTCTCTGCAAATAGTTGTAAATCCATAGGTTTCTTCATTTTTCGACCTCCTTAATTAACCACAACGGTCATGTACAGCTGACGCATTGCTTTGTTTGGGGTGACGGCATCATTGACATATACCTGATCTCCAGCCTCATTCCCAGTGACTACAATATCAGCAGGGTCAAAGTTCTTGATGGCCTTGCCCATGGACGCGTGCTGTTTTACGATGTCGTTCCATAAACTCACTTGACCATCTTTATCGCCATCAATTTTGCCCAAGTATTTTGAGTTAAAAATTAGTGACCCTACCTCAATGGCGATATGGTCAAGAACTCGAATAACCTGGTTTTCAGCAAAATCTTTTTCTTTGCCATCTACAAAAGATGTGAAGCTGTTAATATCATCAAGCACCGATACAACGGCGCCGGTTCGGTGGTAGGCATAAACACCACCGGTAATAAATGCCGCCAATTCTGTCTGCGTATAGTCGGTATTAATCGTATACTCGCCGGTATAGGTCGAATTAAGTAAACTGTCCGTAATTGCACAAGCTGCTTGTGCGCCGGTCGTGTAAAATACCAACTCATAACCGGTCGGGCTAGTGGCAACAATCGCATTGGCGATCTGAATCACGCCCTCATAGTCGATGGCCGTTGCTGATTTGGGCCGGATCGTCTGGAATTTAATCCCCATATCATCCCGCAGCCGTTTAGTGTAATTATCAAACAAGGCGTGAATCGCGGTATCTGCGGATGGACAACCAAGTGCGTTAAATGAATACTGCTCCAATTTCGACAAAAATGTCGAAAAGATCTCGCCGGTGATGGTGGTTACATTGGTACCGCCGACTAAGGCCAGCCCCGCATTTGCTGCCAGCGTTGCACCTGTTTTGAAGTCAACGAAAGCATTACTAATCAACGCTGTGGCTGCTGCAACAGTTTGAGTCTCATAAACCACATCATCAATCAGCGTTTTGACATCAAACTTGTCTTCATCGTCCACGTTTACTGCAATTGCAATCTTAAAATCATTTCCCCGGGTCCCGGCATATTTCGCCGTAGCAAAAGTATTTTCAGCCTTAACGCCACCACCATTTAAGCGGTAACAATAAACCTTAATTGCATTTGCGAATAACTCCCGTAAGTTTTTCATATTTGCGTGAGTATTCGCATACCCGAAAATCTCAGCACATTCAGTCACAGATAAAAACTGTTCCTGTGTCACCTCGAACACCTCGCCACTTGGCCCCCAATCCAGCAGTAACGGCATTGCCGCAACCCCTCTGGTTGATGCCCCTGCAGCCGCCCGTTTGGCGCTGATCGCGTTAATGTACGCCCCGGGGAGTGTTTTATTATAGGCTGTAAAAGTTCCGCCTCCTAGTGCCATTAGTTCACCTTACCTTTCAAGAATTTATCAACCAGCTTGTCAACCTCGCTGGTTGTGTAGGTTTCAGAATCCAATAAAACAGCCCCCAAAACATCAGCTTTAGGGGCGTATTTCTTAGACTTTATCAATTGTTGTTTTGTAAATCTGTTTTCAGCCGGGATTTCCTCGACTGTTTTTTTAGTAGCCATTTATTTTATCCTTTCCGTAATTTCGATTGTTTGCATTTTCGCCACTGGCGGCCCTTGAACGTAGAGCGTGGCGTCATAAGTCACAAAAATATGACCGACTCCATCAATCGGCTTTCCGCTGATCTCAATCCCTCTGATCTTGGTACCGTCAGGGAGCGTCAGGAGCCTTAATGCGGGGGTTAGTGTTTGGATGGTCGTATAGATATCAGCCAAGCCATTTGACGGGAAATAGACCACCTCAAAAGGCATGGAGTGAACAAACCCCCCAGCGATTCGATCCCTCTGATCCACGTCAATGCAGTGGATATAAAACGCCGGTTCGACTAAACCTTGTTCAACTGGATCGGGACAAATAACCATCGCATCCGGATAAAGTCCGGCAATCGTCGTGGCCATGCCTGTAATAATCTGATCAATCATTTGAAGCCCTCCTTCATGTACTGCACTAACCGCTTTTCAAGTAGTGCCGGGGCCAGAGCATTGACTTCCTTCTCGCTGATCGTTAAGAAGAACTGGCCATCTACCCAGCCGTCATGGCTCGGTGTCCGGTGGCCATACTCAACATAAGAAGCATAATAGACCGGGTTGAAAATAGCACAGCGATATTCCCCGTTGCGGTAAACCACATTAATCTGTGACGCAGCACCGTTCTTGCCACCTACCCCGATGGTATTTCCCTTTTCGCTGGTATTCTCAACACCGCCAGTCCAGCCACGTCTTAAAGTTCCGCCGTCTTCTTTTCCAACAGGTGTTTTTTTAATCACCCTGGACAATAACCGGGCGGCCAACTCTTTAGCGCAATCTTCCATGAACTTCTGCCTTGAATCATCGCTTAAAGTCTTTTCCAGCTTCTTTTTGAATTGCTCAAACTGCTTGTAATCAACATTCTTTCCCATATCAACCATACTTATCGAAAATTACTAACGATATCTCCTGGTGGGATGGATAGACAGCAGGAAGGCCAGACCTTTTAAAGTCTGCCGTCCTGCCATCCTGGGTAATTGTTACTTTAGATCCCGGCTTGATTTCAATATCCGGGGAAATCAACAGCTTGATTGATTGCGATTGTACCGCCACGCCATTTACAACAGTAGTGGTGTCTAATGATTTGTGTGTCATTTTGCAAGGCTGATCGGTCAGGACAATCACCGGTGTCTGCTTCAAGATGTTTGTCCCTGGCTCTTTAATGCCCTGCATTTCGGTTACGGTGCATTTACCGGTATAGCGACTTTCGACCGCTTGTCTCATATCCATGTCAATACCCTGTAGCGATTAAGCTGAGAATAGTAATTCTTAAGCAAAGACTTTGTGAAGGTCTCATTAACCCGGAAACTAACAGAAGTATCACCCTCGGATTGACTAGCAATTAAGCCGCCGTCAGGGGCCACAGAACCAAAGTTTTCACCCCGGTAAAGATCCATGGCCATTCGGTAAGCCGTGTTTTCAAGTCCTGCCGGCAGTTCTTCCAGATTGCAGTAATTAAGAATCGCCTCGGTAGTATTGCCTAAGCAAAATTGCAAGGCGAAATCCTTATCACCACCAGTAATCCCCAAAAGCAGTTTTAATTTTTCAATATCCATAACTTAACCTCTCGTTAAAAAAGATGCTGTTATTAGCCTCTTGAAAGAATTCGTGCAATTGGGATCGCTTTGTGGTCGAAATAGGTTCCAGCGCCATCGTTAACCAGTTCCCAGTTAGCGCCGTTTTCAAATTCGGCATTTGTTGGGGATAGTGTGGCCTGTACTGCTTTTTTGTACGAGAAACCATAAGGAGCCAGGCATTTTCGTTGACGGCTGTAAAGGGTGTCCTCGCCGCCATTAACTTTAGGATCTCGATCCATTTCATAAGCCACTTTTGCGCCGATATCTTCATAGTCGAACGCTCCTAGACCCATGGTGTAGGTCGTGTACTCGGTATAGGCAGCAGCAGCAGCGACAGCAGCAACCGCAGTTACGCCTTCGGTTGTTTCAGTGATGGTTGCGACCAGCGTACCAGCGGTATCATTTTTATTAACGATCAGGGTCGGTACATTTTCAGATAATGCGACCTTTTGGGTCAGGGTGATAGATCCACCAGTGCCACCAATGGCGTATTGAGGGAAGTCAACAGCCAATAAGGCTTTTAACGCGGTTGCATCGGCTGTAACGTTCGCCCCGGCATCCCAACCGTCGGTTGTTCCGCAAACATAGGTTTTTTCACCCAGTGTTAAGGCGTCGCCTGCGATTGCTTTAGTAGTAACCGCCAATGTGTACACTCCGGGAACGCCAGTAACAGCGGATACAGCATCAACTGCAGGAACTTCACGAACTGGCATGGAATCGTCAACTAAGACGGTCCGGCCATTCCAGGTCGCAATGTTCAGTGATCGCTGGATTCCATTGGCGTCGGTGTACTTCATGTACTCCAACAATCCTAAGTTTTCCAGATTTGTTGCTACAACAGAGTGCATCAATACGATCTGGAATTTATCTTTGTTCTGGCCACAGGCTTTCTGGATCGCTGAGTTAAGCGTTGAAGCGCCAACAGCTGTTGCGATTTCGTAGGTGTGGTTGGTTTTAAATACAGCACTCCCGGGATCAGTTGTGGCATAAATACCTTTGATCATGGATAACAATACTTCCTGGTCCACTTCTTCCCAGTAACCAGCTACCTGATTACCGACATTTGACATGAATTTCACGCCGCCGGTGATATCTTCGGAAAAATCCTTTTCGGTCCAAGCTTTTGCCCGGCCAAAGACAACCACGCCTCGCTCAAAAGTGGCAGTGTTGGTTGACGTAATGTCGGTCTGACCGTCGTAGTTCAGGGCCTCGCCGCCAAGGTTGCCAAACATGGGAATAATCCCGTAAGCGGTGGTTGTTTGGGAATTAAACAGGTCTCTGATCTCAGCATTGGGTGTCAATGCTCTGGATTTCAGCAGCTCGTTTCTTTTCAGATTGGGGACTTTTTCAACATACTTCCCAAACGCTTGGGGGTTGAATGATTTAGAATCAAATTTACTCATAAGTTAAATCTCCTTTTAATTTTTTTATTCTTTGGGTAGAATTGCGCATAATTCCTCGTACGTGGGGTTTGCCGGGTTGCCTAAGTTCTTAGGAGGTCCGTCTCCACCATCAGCGGGGTTAATCCCTTTGAAAGTGGGCTTCGCGTCTTCTACAACATCAAACAAAAACTTGGAATCTTCGCCGGTCGTCAATGCTGTGATCTGGTCGTCAAGTCCTTTGAGGTTATCCCCGTCAAGTTCGACTTTTTCCATGTCCAGCAGGGCCTTTACCGCTCTGAGGTTCTTTGCTTTCGCCCCGGATAACGCTTTTTCAATTGCATTATTCAGTTTGATCTGCTTGATTTCTTCCTGGTACTTCGCTTCTGCCTTGGTGTTTTCCTGCGCCATCGTTTCAATAGTCGTCTTCAGGGTTTCAATATCGCCGGCAGAATCTTTCAGCTCTTGTAACTGGGTGTCTCTGGTTACGATGTCTTTTTTTGCCTGTTTCAGGTCGTTGCTGACAGCATTAAAGGTTTCCTTCGGAACTGCCTGTTTTGGGAACTCTGCGTTAACCTGGGCCATTAATCCATCTATATCAANAACACCNTCATTGATCTTTGCTGCTTCTAATAATTTCTTTAACCATTCCATCTGTTATATCCTCCATAGCTTTTTATGCTGGTCGCTGCCAGCTGGATTCGGTTGTTCTTTATGCCCTGCAACGTATAAAAGGGCAGTGGAGCCGTAACCCCGGCTCTGAGGGAGATTATCGACCACTTCCTTTGCTATTGGATTTGGACAATAAAAAAGCACCGGTTAAGGTGCGGTGCTACTTCTTAATGAATAAGAATTCCTCAATGTAAATCGGTGCGCCGATCATTTTAAGATCGTCATCATACTTCCCGCACACATAATCGACTTTGTTTTTTACATTGTCATTTATGATCATTTCCTTTGTTCCGTCAGGCATTCTTATTCCCAAGATCACCTTACAATTTTCAGCTCCATTTGCGGCGTTTATAAATAATTCTTTTAATGTCATTTTATTTTTTTCCTTTTTTTTCCAATTGTCCGAACTGTGGGCGTAGTGGGTTCTTATGCAAGAGCCACAAGGACCCTGCATAGATTCACCGTCATGCTCGCAAGTTTTGCACGTTTTCTCTTTACTCATTTCGCTTCTCCTTCTCTCTGGCAAATACCGTTCTCTTTATACTTGCAGCCCCACCGATCTATGCAAAACTTACAACTTTCATCTTTGGGGTAATCTGTATAATTGACCCCGACATACAACAGACACCCTGTTTGTTTGTAGGGATCTTTTAGCGCTGGATCAAGACAGGCTCCATCCCGATTATGCTGGCACATTGAGTGAATGCAATCATTCATGATCCTCAAGCCTCATAAAAACTTTACCGCCACGATCAATAAACTCAGGTTCACCATACCCCATTCGGATATCGACTCCATCCGCCTGAATTGTTTCGCCGTCTGTTAGGTTTACAAACCCCAGCAGCTCACCTGTTTCGCTGTCCGTAACAGCGATATAATTTAATCCTTTATTAGCCATCGTTATTTCTCCTTCTTTTTGAAAAATCGACTCATCGGGTAAATTTCTAAAGCGATAAATGAGCCGATCTTAAAAACGAAACCGTGCCAGATCATTAGGCCGAATATCATTAATTCAATTAGTGCCAATATAATTTTTACGGCCAGCATTAATTTTTGCCCCCTATGGAATAACTATTTTTCGCTGCCATAAACAAAAACACCAGTCGAAAATATTAATCTGGAACCATGAAACAGCATAATGAATGCCGTCTTCCCAATATTTCGTAATGTAGTGATGCATGGTCTACTCCTTTACTCTGTTCTTAAACCAGTCTTCATATTTCATGTCAGCCGGAACATTATAAGTCTTGCCGTCGGTTCCCCGGGCAGCTCTGCTGGCTCCTATTTCAAATTCATCATTAAAACTCGGCGCTGAAGTTGATCTGCAACGGCCGTGGAATGGTGGCGATGTAACACCAGATTCACGGTCTTTCATAGCGAACACTTTTCCATCCATCATTTGACAAATGTCAGATGTCTTAGAATCTAGCGTCGCGATGATCTCGTATTCCGGAACACCTAGATTATTGAAACAGTCCGTCTGTGCTTCAGAACTGAAAAAAGCAGACTCCGTAATAACCAAGTTTTTCGCCTGCGATTTTGAGACATTAAAACGATCCATGATGGTTTTGGTTGTCTGCGAATAGCTTTCGCCGTTAATCGTCGCCTGAGTGAGAATTGTAGGTAGTTCAGTCATGAGTTTACTTTTATCCCGCCAGATTCTCGACGAAAAGTTCTGACCATCTGGCGCCCATGGTTTTGCAATCAGCTTGGTTATCTTCTTGTCGTCCAGTTTCATCAGGTCAATTCCGACGCCTAAGCCTTTCTGGACTTCAAAGGCCGTTTTATAATATCCGGTTTTGTACTGGTCAGAGATGAACTGATCAAAGGTGTCCAACTCATAACCGTAGGCCGTTTCGACCTGCTGCTGCATTTGCAGTTTCAGGGCTTCAAGCCGGGTGACATGAAATTTAACAGACGCCCGTTCCAGTTCTTTGGCCCATTTATCAGAGTAGTTCAGGGTCTTCCCCTTTTTAATGTACTCGTCAACTGACATTCGGAACTCAGACAATTCCCTGGCATTTAACTGGCGTTTGGCTTCATCAAGGGTTATTCCTTCATTCGTGGCGTATCGGGAATACCAGGCAGCCAGTTCTTTATCTGCCTTTTGGGCCGCTTTTTCAAATTCACGCTCTAGGGTGGCATAATAATCCAATCCTTTCTGATTCTGCGATGCTTCAAGCTGGGTGAACCGGTTCTTCCAATAATCAGTCTGTTTCATCGTCGTTCACCCGGTCGCTCTGCTGCTCCAATGGGAAGGGGCCATATGAGTCAACCATCTGTGCTGTTTCTTTTTTTAGTCGATCGAGTTCTTCGACAACATCGTCTACAAATGGGTGTTTAGCCAGGATCGTTTCTTTGCTGACAAGGCTGCTCGATTTCTGGCAATTATCGATCAACTCAGCGGTATTAATCAAAACGTTTCGATTGAAGGTGATTTCAAAATCAACAGTTGCAAAATCTTCGCCAGTAGTATTGTAAATGTGCGTATCGATAAAAAAGGCCAGTTCTTCAATGGCTGCCTGGTATTCGGTTTCCATATCGTCAGCATCCAGATCAATATCGGAATACATACTTTGAATGTTCATCTGGTTCGGGTTGCTGCTCATGCGGTCGTCTTTGGCATCATAACCCCGGGCATTCTCAATCAGTGCTTTTTTAAACAGATCAAGAATTGCCTTAAAGTTATCAGCCGTAAATGCAATGTTTAAGGTCGACACCCCGCCGCGACTTCCTTCTTCAGATCTGACTTTAACCGCTCCAAACTGGGCCAGCTTTTGACGGAACTCACTGAGATCAGCACCGTCGTAGTTTTCCAGTACGATAATGGTGTTCCAAGCATCTTCCTGCATTCGATTCTCAAAGTCGGATAACATAATGTTAATACCGTCTTGAAGACTCTTGACCCGCTTGATCAGTGGCATTTCTTTATTGTTCGCCTTAAATGCGATTAGAGGAATCTTGCCCCAGTTGTAACGCTCGGCGTCCTCGCCATTTTCGATTACCAGATAATCGCTGTGTGGGTTCTCTGGGTCCGGGATCAGGCTGCCATCATCCAGAGTGTAGCGGTCAATGCCTTTCTTCGTATAAACCTCGACCTTTTCCACTAACTCCATCGTCTCATTGTCCTTGTAGACGTCGACCTCGTAGAGCCTCACCGCGTATTCCAAATCAGTGTGGTCTTTGTCGTTCCAAAATGGTAGGATCTCGTAAGCCTCAAACCGCTTAAATTTGAGTTTTCCGTCTTCCCCGTAAAAAGGGTGCACCCATCCTTTACCCTGGTTAAATGCGTCCTCTGTGACGTTTTTAAGGGTACGAGTGAAAGCTTTATCGAAAACATCTTTTAATACCTCGACGTAAGCGTCATCATCGCTGGTGATTGTGAACGGTTTACCGATCAGGTAGTTCTTTTTCTGGTCCACCATCTTTGCATATTGATTGTCAATGATCTTGTTATCAGGAAGACCTTGCAACTCAACGGGTTCGCCATCCTTGCCGATCATTGTTCGTTTCCGGGATAAAATATCATGCTCATTGCCATAATACTTTTCTCCGGTTATTTGCAGCTTTCGTTCAGGTCCCTTTTTCCATCGGGATATTTCCAACTCAAGAAACCTTAGATCGCTGATAACGTTCTGAGCCCCTTCAGTTATGATTGCGTTGATTCTCGATGTTTCTGATATTATCAAGTTACCGCCTCCTTTCAAAATGGGTGTTTAGTCGAAACCGACTAAAGATTTCTTAGATATCTTTTCAGCAACGCCGGTGATGGCGTCCTGGGCATCGTCGTGTTTGTTTTTACCTTCACGCTGGTATTTGATCATTGAGTCATAAAAGTCGGGCCAACGGTTGTGCCAGTCCTCGGGATAATAGCAATGATCCATTACCCAGGTTGCATTTGTTAATATACGAGCCTGCTTGTTTTTAGATTGGTGGAACCATTGGACTTTTGTTTTGTTATTCTTAAGCAGCCGCTCAACATTTCGGGCAAAGCCGCGGCCGCCGTTATTTGACTCAATGTTCGCAACATTAACATTATCTTTTTCCAGCATTCTTGCCGTTTTCGGCTCGGTTATTTCCATAGGGTCCTTAGTGTAAAGAACATCAAGGATATAAGCCTCGTTGGCGAACGTTACGCCATAATTTATAGAGCATAAATAGTCATCGCCAGTATCAGCGGTATCAGTGTAATTTTTGATTGCTTTAAAATCGGGCAGATCACCTGAATAGGTTTTGAACTGGCTGTACAAACGACCCTTAAGGTCGATCGGCTCCTGTTGGTAATTTGCTGAAGCGATGTCGGCGCCCATGGCCGACACCTTAGTCATGTATGATTTATGACTCAGGATCTCAGGACAAAGCATTTCGCCGGTTTCTTTGTTCAATGCCTGCATTCTGACATATCGGTGTTTTTTGCCTTCTTTGACACACCAGTCCAATATCTTACCGGCCAGATCGTTGCTATGCCAGCGCGTCATGATGACGATGATCTTTCCACCTTCTTCAAGTCGGGAAAGCATAGTATCTGTGAACCATGACCAGTGCTTTTCTAAAACATCAGCATTATTTGCTTCAAGGGCCGACTTGATTAAATCGTCAATGATCATGATGTTACAGCCGAATCCTGTGGCGGTACCCGTCGGGCTGGTGGCCAGGTAATTATTATAGCCACCTTCAAGGCTCCACAGATTCATTGCCCCATCGCCGCGTTTAATTGTGA